TCAACGCCCTGGCCTCGAAGATCGTGCTGGCCTGGCTCCCGCCGAACGCCTCGGTGTTCAAGCTCGCGCCTGACCAGGCAGTCGCCGAGAACATCGCCGAGCAGGCTGGCGTGGAGACCTCCGAACTGGAGGCCGCGCTGGTGGACGTGGAGCGGGTCATCGTCAACGACCTGGAGACCAGCGGCGTCCGCCCGGTCCTCAGCGAGGCGGCCAAGCACGCCATCGTCCTCGGCAATTTCCTGCTCTACGACCCCGACGAGGGCAAGCCTAAGCTGTATCCGCTGACCTCCTACGTGACCGACCGCGACGGCCTGGGCAACGTGCTGGAGATCATCACGCTCGACAAGATCGCCCCGGCCATGCTGCCGGACTCGATCCGCGCGGCGGTGATGCAGAAGCTCGCCCAGGAACGCGACGAAAAGACCAAGAACGACGACGTGAACCTCTACACCTGGGTGCGTCGCTCGGAAGATGGCAAGGAGTGGGAAGTGGTCCAGGAGGTCGAGGGCGTCGAAGTCCCCGAGACCGTGGGCACCTACCCCATCGACGCCTGCCCGTGGATTCCCCTGTGCGCGCCGCCGTCCCTCGTGGACGACTACGGCGAGGGCTTGGTCTACGACTACGTGGGCGCGTTCGAGTCGCTGGAGGCGCTGCGCAAGGCGATCCGTAAGGGTGCCGCCGCGCTGGCGAAGATCATCATGTTCCTCAAGCCGACCTCGACGATCCGCGAGCGCCAGCTCACCGAGGCCGAGTCCGGCGCGGTGCTGCGTGGCGAGGCCAGCGACGTGACCACGCTCCAGCTCCAGAAAGCCTACGACCTGAACTTCGTGCGTCAGGAGGCCGAAGGGCTGGCGAACTCGCTGGAGCTGATCTTCGGCGTGAAGTCCGCCGTGCAGCGCCCCGGCGAGCGCGTGACCGCCTACGAAATCCGGGTGCTCACCCAGGAACTCGACGACGCCCTCAGCGGCTTCATGGCGATGTCGGGCGAGCAGCTCTTGCTGCCGCTGATCCGCCGCCGCCTGCACAAGCTCCAGAAGCAGGGTCGCCTGCCCGAGCTGCCGCAGGAACTCATCAAGCCGCGCATCACCGTTGGCATCGCCGCCCTCGGCCGCGGCCACGACCTGAACAAGCTGATCGAGTTCGGTCAGGCAGTGGATGCGCTTGTCGGCGCAGAGGAGAAGGCGCGCCGCCTCAACAGTGGCGAGGCGATCTCCCGACTGGCCGCCGCTTCCGACATTTCCACCAAGGGCCTGATCCGCTCCGACGACGAGCTTGCTGCCGAGCAGCAGGACGCCTCGGCGCAGGAGGCGATGGTCCGTGCCGCTCCGAATATCGCCTCAGCGATGACCCAAACCCCGTAACCCCGAGAAGGACGCAATGTCGAACGAAACCACCGAGAAGCCCGCCAAGCCGACCAAGGAAGCCCCGAAGGCTCCGAGCGTCGAGCGTAAGGGCAAGGCCGAGATCACCCGCAAGACGAACGGCCTGGTCATCGTCAACTACAAGCCCGAGGACAAGTAATGTCGCAGCCGGGCAAGTCCGAAGTGACCGTCAGCCTTGACGGCATCAACGGCCAGCCGACCCCAGGTCAGCAGCCGCCGCAGAACTCCCAGGACACCCAGCAGCCCGCACCGGGCGCGCAGGGTGGCACCGATGGCGAGCGCCTGTTCGGCGGCAAGTACAAGACCGTGGAGGAGCTGGAAGCCGCCTACGCACAACTGAGCACGCCAGCCGACGACAAGGGTGGCAAGGGCGGCCCCGCGACCATCGACGACGCCACCGCGGATGACGCGCGTGACGCCTTGGCGCGGGCTGGCCTGAACCTGGACGACTTCGCCACCGAGTTCAACTCGAACGGCTCGCTGTCCGAGGAGAGCTACAAGAAGCTCCAGGACGCGGGCTATCCGAAGGAGCTGGTGGACGTGTACGTCGATGGCCTGCGCGCTCGCGTGCAGACCTACGAGAACGCCGTCTACTCGCCCGCAGGTGGCAAGGCCGGTTACGACGGCCTGGTCCAGTGGGCTAAGACCAACCTGAGCGCCGAGCAGAAGCGGGCGTTCAACGAAGCGGTGCAGTCCGGCGACGCCGGCCGCGCAGCGCTGGCAGTCCAGGGCCTCGTCGCCCTCCGTGGCGGCAACGGCCGCCTTCTGAATGGCAAGACCGCATCGAACGCCGATGCAGGCCCCAAGCCGTTCCAGTCGCAGGCGCAGGTCGTCGAAGCGATGCGCGATGTGCGCTACCACCGTGATCCGGCTTACCGCGCGGAAGTCTCCGCCCGCCTGGCCGTGTCGCCGCTGTTCAAGTAATCCACTCAACCTCAAGCAAGGACTAAATGTCGGACGCAATCCCCTCCCGCCTGGGTCAAGCCCAGGCCAACGGCGACGCCTGGGCGCTGTTCAAGCAGAACTACACTGCTGAAACCATCACCAGCTTCGTCGAGAACTACAAGCTGGACGGCCGCGTGTCGGTGCGCAACATCGAGAGCGGCAAGTCCGCCTCGTTCCCGAACGTCGGCACCATCGGCTCCGAGTACCATGTGCCGGGCACCGAGATCAAGGGCCTGGTGGTCGAGCACAACGAGACCATCATCACCCTCGATCCGATGCTGATCTCGCACGCCTTCATCGCCAACATCGACGAGGCGATGAACCACTACGACGTGCGTTCCGAGTACACCCGTCAGCAGGGTGCGGAGCTGGCGCTCAAGCGCATGCAGAACGAGCTGCGCTGCGCGATCCTGGCCGCTCGTACCACCGAAGGCAAGGTCGAAGGCCAGCCGGGTGGTGCCATCATCAAGGCCGCCACGATGGCCTCCGATCCGACCGTGCTGGCCGATGCGTTCCGCAACGCCCGCATGCTGTTCGACGAGAAGCTGCTGCCGGACAACCCGCAGGAGTTCACTGGCGCACTGGCCCCGGCTCAGTGGTATCTGCTGACCGAGAACAAGGACTTGATCGACCGCGACATCAACGCGGAATCGAACGGCTCCTACGGCCAGGCGATCATTTCCTCGGTCGCCCGCATCCCGCTGGTGAAGATCAACGCGATGCCGCGTGTCGATGAGTCGGCCCTGGCCTCGATCCCGGCCAAGTACCGCGGCAACTTCGCGGACACCGTGGGCGTGATCTTCCACCGCTCGGCGGTCGGCACCCTCAAGCTGCTGGACCTGTCCCTGGAGGACGTGTACCAGGGCGAGAAGCAGGGCACCCTGATGCTGGCGAAGTACGCGCTGGGTCACGGCATCCTGGCTCCGCGCGGTGCCATCGAGCTGTCGAAGGCCCCGTAAGCAATACCGCGCCGTTGGGCAAATCCCGCGGCGCTTCAATCTCTCTCCATCTACGGGGGACATCCACATGGGTGTCCCCCGTTTTTTTGCCCCGAATCCATGAACCTCGAACTCACTCCGACCACGGAACTCGAAGCCGTCAATGTGCTGCTCGGTGCTATCGGCGAAGCGCCGATCAGCGACCTCGAAGCGCTCGGCAACCTGTACGCCTCGCAGGCGCGCGACACCCTCCGCGCGGTGAGCCGCGAGGTCCAAACCGCTGGCTGGTGGTTCAACACCAGCGAGTCGTTCACCTTCACGCTCAACGCGGAAGGCAAGGTGCTGCCGCCGCAGTCGATCCTCAAGCTCGTCCCCGCACGCGGAAGCGAGCCGCTGGTGATCCGAGGCACGCGCCTCATCAACCCGCTCACCCTCGCCGACACGTTCTCGTCGGCCCCCACCGCCGACTTCGTGACCTGGTTCCTCGCCTACGAGGAGCTGCCCGAGTCGGCCCGCCGCTACATCGCCGTGCGCGCTGCGCGTCTGTTCCAGACGAGCGTGCTGGGTAGCGACCAGCTCTACGTGTTCACCGAGAAGCACGAGGAGGAGGCATACCTCATCTTCGCGCAGGAGCACGCCGACTTCACCTACGCCCGCGGCCACAACTTCCTCAGTGGCTCGACGGACGTGTCTGATATTTGGGACCGCTGATGCCGCTAATCACGGGGGACTATCCCTCGTTCCTGGGAGGCGAGTCGCAGCAGGACGATACCGTCCGCTCGCCGAACCAGCTCACCAAGGCGATCAACGCCTGGCTGCATGCCGCAATGGGCGCTGGCAAGCGCCCGCCCGCCGAGTTCGTTGCTGGCCTTGGCGTCACCCTCGATCACGACTGTGCCTTCCACTCCATCGTCCGCGATGAGAACGAGCGCTACATCGTCGCCGTGGGTCACCGCAGCATCCGCGTGTTCGACCACGAGACCGGCAAGGAATACACCGTCAACGCCACGGGCGACGCGCTCAACTACCTGGACACCCAGGGACAGCGTGCGTGGTCGTGCTTCGCGCTGGCGACGTTCTCCGACACCACCTTCATCGTCAACCGGCTGGTAGACGTGAAGCAGAGCGATGAGCTGTCGCCCGGTTCGCTGTACGGATCGGCGCAAACGATGTCCGACCTGCCGAAGCCCGGCGACAAAGGCTCGGCCGTTGTGCCGACCGGCGCGATCTACAACATCATCGGCTCGTCCGAATCGCAATTCGACGACTACTACGTCCAGAAGCAGTCCTCCTCGGTCTACCTGGAGGTCGCCCGGCCGGGCATCAAGCACCGCTTCGATGCCAAGACGATGCCGCACATCCTCAAGCGCATCCCCGATCCAGTGCATGCGGACGGCTTTTGGTTCTCCTTCGGTGGACCGGAGTGGACCGCGCGCCTCGCGGGTGACGAGCAAAGCAACCCGTTCCCGTCCATCGACGGCCAGCGCATCCGCGAGGTGTTCAAGCACCGGGACCGCCTAGGCTTCCTGGCCGGGGAGAACGTGCTGATGTCCGAGGTCTCCGATCCGTTCAACCTCTGGCGCACTTCGGTGACCCAGGTGCTCGACGCCGACCCCATCGACGTGAGCGTCAGCGGGTCTAACGGCGTCACCACGCTCTACCACGCAGTCCCGTTCCAGTCGGCCCTGTTCCTTGCCGCTGCGGGCGGCCAGTTCCTCCTGACCGCCGAGCCGTACCTGGCCGCCAAGAACGTCAAGAGCGATCCGGTCAACAGCTACAGCAGCTCGCCGTACATCCGGCCGAAGCTGATGGGCGAGTCGCTGTACTTCACCGAGGACAGCGGCGCATACGCCAGCGTGCGCGAATACTTCATCGACGACCTGTCGGTGACCGGCGACGCCGCCGACGTGACGGCGCATGTGCCCAAGCTGATGCCGGGCCGCATGCGAGCGATGGCGAGCGCAAGTGGTGCCGACTGCGTGTTCTTCGCTCCTGACGAGCCGACCGACGCGCAGCTCTACGTCTACTTCGTCCGCTGGATCGGCGACGAGAAGCAGCAGTCCGCATGGACGCGCTGGTCAATCTCCGGCGTCGGTCGCATCGTCCACATGCACGCCATCAACGACGTGCTGTACGCCGTCGCGGAAGCCCCAGGCGGCGGCTGCGAGCTGCTCAAGTTCCGCATGGTGCTCAACCAGCACGACACGGATGCCACGGGCGACTACAACTTCCTGCTCGACCGCATGCTGGTGGTGCAGCCCACCTATCAGCAGTTCGGCAACGAGACCTGGATCGACCTGCCCTACATCGTGCCCGATGGCATGACGGTCACCGTCCTCAAGACGGACGACTGGCAAGACCCCGGCGCGTACCTGGACATCACCAAGGCGCGCTGGGACAACGCCCGCACCCGCCTTGCGCTCCCCGGTAACCACACCGAGGGCCGCGTGGTCGTCGGCATGGACTACGAGCACCGCCTCACCCTGACCAAGCCCATCGTTCGCGGTGGGCAGAACCAGGCCGTGCTGGTGGGCCGCACGCAGGTGCGTGACATCGAGGTCGCCTACAAGGATGGCGCGTACTTCGAGCTGGAGGTCGAGCAGCACGGCAATGGCCGCGTCGAGACCTACGTGGCGTCGCACTCCGGTGCGTACACCGCGCGCGTCCTCAACGACTCGGTGTTCCGCACCAGCGCCCCGACGTTCCACTCCGGCTCTCGCCGGTTCCCCGTGCTGGGCGACGCCAACAGCGTCCGCATGCACCTCGTCAACCGCCTGCCGTTCCAGTGCTGGTTCCAGTCAGCACAGTGGCGCGGCATGTTCGTCTCCCGCAGCCGAGTATGACCCTGACCTATCGAAGCCCCACCGCCAGCGACATCCTCCACGTCGCCGAGAACATGCGGCAGGAGGACATCCTGGAGGTGGCGGCTTCGCATGGTCACACCCCGCTCCAGGCGCTCGCATTTGCAGTGACCGCGAGCGACCGCAGTTTCGCCGCGATGCACGACGGTTCCCCCGTGTGCATCTTCGGCTTCAGCCAGCACGCCGAGGGTATCGCCTCGGTTTGGCTGCTGGGCACCGACGCCCTGGTGGCTCCCACGTTCTGCCGCACGTTCCTCCGAGAAGCTCGGCGGATCAGCGACGAGTGGTCGGCCACCTTCGGCACCATCTTCAACTTCGTCGATGTCCACGCCGTCACCACGCGGCGATGGCTCGGCTGGCTTGGCTTCCGCGAGAGCGGCGTCGAGTCCGCCTACGGCTTCGCCAAGACACCCTTCGTCCGAGTAACCAAGACCCCATGTGCAACCCCGTAGCAGTCCAGGTCGGTATCGCCGCAGTCAGCGCGATGGCGACCATGTACGGCCAGGATCAGAACAACAAGGCCATCGAGGAAGCCGCGGAGCGTCAGCAGGAGCAGATCAACGACCAGGCCGCCGAGCGCACCCAACAGCGCATGGAGGAGGCCCGCGCACTGCGATCCGCGATGCGCGCCTCCGCAGCAGAAGCGGCAGTGTCCGGCAACTCGGTCGAGCTGCTGGCGAACGACATCATGGCCCAGGCTGGCCGTGACGTGGCCCTCATCGAGAAGAACCGCAGGAACGGAGTCGTCGAAAGCGGCTCCGAAGCACGCGCTCGTATCCGCACCGGCAATGCCGAGGCGCTGGGCGGCGTGATGCAGTCAGGCGCGAATGCCTACAGCAACATCCAAACCTACAAGCGCTATTCCATTCCCGGAGACGAGTAACCCGTGGCTCGCACGAAACCCCAAGAGATCATCCGCCGCGCGCAGGTGCCGCAGCGTCTCGCCGAGCGCCCCGTTCTGGCGGTGCAGGCTGACCAAGCGTCCTCCGCTGGTGCCGGTGTCCTCTCTCGCACCGCCGCTGCGGTGCTGACGCGCGTCTCGGATTCCGTCAACTCGCAGATGATCTCAAACAGCCGCGAGCAGTACAGCGCCGCGGCGACCCAACGTATGCAGGAGGACGCCGAGGGTACGCCCCGGCAGGCCGAGGACTTCGTTGCCCAGCAGTCGGAGTCATGGCGTCGCGGCTACCTCAAGGCAGACGGCATCATCCGCGTCCGCGACTGGCAGATCGAAGCGGCCAAAGAGATCGCCAAGGCCGAACCCGGCACCGACATCGAGCCGCTCATCAAGGAGCGGATGGCTGCGCTGACGCAGAACCCCGAGTTCCAAGACCCGCAGGTCCGCAAGGCCCTGATGCCGGTCGCCATGCGCGCCGCGCAGCAGGTCCGCCAGCAGTGGCAGGCCGACTCGATGCGGGAAATGCTGGTCCGGCAGAAGGAGTCGCTGACCGCGATCATCCGCGACGGCATCAAGGGCGGCACGTTCCTCACTTCCGAGGGCATGAACG